GGCTATAACTAGTAAGACTGAGGTGTATTATTTAAGTATGTTTAATATGCTTGATCTTAGGGATGTGGAATCTAGCGGGATAAGGAATATAAAGAATATGAAAAATCTTCAAACCCTTGAATTATCTTCATGTTATTTGGATAGGTATATAAAGGAGTTTAATGATCTTCCTAAATTAACTTTGTTGAAAATACATCCTGGCCCTTCTGATATGTGGAATTATTTTGATATAAACACCCTTCCTTTTTTCGAGGTAGATAAAATAAATCCTAATATTACTGATTTTTATTTTTTAAACGACTGGGCAAGTGGAGAAAGGAGGACGGGTTGGAATGATGATAATATGTCTGGAAGGGGATTGGAGCATCTTACTAGTTTCATTGCAGCTAATAGCAATAGTCTTAGAATGGATAAGCTTCCGGATTATATTTATGA